TATACTGCGGACAATTTCTTTAGGTATTTACCATTATCGTTAAATGCATAAACACCCTTCTTAGCATACTTTGTGGTTTTGTTTAAAGTATCAGCAAGTTTGTTGAATGACTTATTTACATCTGATTTCTTTGTAAATCCACCATCTAGTCCATTTGACCAGAATGAAGAGAATACCTTTGAAAGCTTATTAACTATCTTAAATGAATCTCTGTATCTCTGGTAGTTAAGTAATTCATCAAACTTCTCTGTGATTACTTCTATAGCTTCAGCTTGCTCAAGTATAGCTTGTCTGTTATCGTCTACAGACTCAGTCTCCTCATTAAGTGATTCAGTCTCCGCATTAAGTGATTCAGTTTCATCGTCAATCGCTGCTGTCTTTGTCTCATTGGCTTCAGCGTTTTCTTCTTTTGCCTTTGTTGAACTTCCTGTAGCTTTTGAGTTACTTGATAGTGCAGTTGATTCTGTAGATAAAGCTTCAGCTGATTCTTCTGTGATTTTTGTTGATTCTCTTTTTTTAGCATTAAACTTTTCTTGCAAAGCCGAGTTAGTGCTAAGGTCATCTGCAGCGGCTTTATTTTCAAAATAACCGCCACTTAAACTACTAGTATACTTTTCCATTTGACTTTGAAGGTCACCCATAAATCCAGATGCACCAGTTTCTAAGAATGATCCGCTTGTTACACCATTCCACCAGCTCTTTAATTTATCAGCAATACCTCTTAACCAACCTTTGAGTCCATCCCAGAGTCCACTTCCGTATGAATCACCAACTGCTTCACCAGCGTCATTTACATTACCCGATACGTTTTCTGATTCATGTACAAAACCATCTCTAACATCATGTACAATATTAACAGAAGCTTCGGCATCACAATTTGCTCCTACCGGGTCCTTCAGACCTTGATGGTATGATTCAGCCAAGTCGTAAGCGCATGCATATAAATCGCCAGAATATTTTGCTGACTGGTGCTCAAATCCATCTCTAATATCTTTTATGATATTATCAATTGATATATCCATTTGGTCACGGAAGCCTTCTTCTATATCAACCATCATTTCTTTACCAGCGTTGTAAAGCCATGTAGCAGATTCAGTTGTTAATTCATTAAATATAATAGTTATGGTATCTTTACCCAGTGTCTTTAATGAATTAATCATGGCCACAAATGAATTTGACAATATCAAGAATGAATTAGCCATATTAGTTGCTGAATTATTTAACAGAGCGAATCCTACAGCAGCTACATCAACGGCTACCGCCATACCAAGTAATCCCGCACTAACAGAAAATACACCAGCTCCTAATAAGGTAAATGATACCGCCAATGCTGGAGCTATTGCCATAAATTTAGCAAATGCAAAGAACTTAGAATTAAAGAAGTCAACTGCTTGTCCTAACTTCATGAATTGACCTAATAAATTATCAAATTGCAGATTTATTAGACCATTCATAGAATTTGTGAATAATATAGTTGCACCCGCAAATATAGTTAATGAAGCAGTTAAGGATAACAATGATATGGATAATATTACCATTCCTGGCGCCGTCAAGGTGAGTAATGTAATAGCTTCAGATAATGATATTAATCCGGATGCCATTGTTAATATATCTATATCAGCCATCTTTATAACAGCGTCAGATATAATATTCAACGCAGCACCAGCTATCGTAGCAGCAACCGCAAATAGGATAGCAGCACCACCAAACACGGCCATAGCAGCAGCTAAACCTAATAGCACACCTTCGCCCATTAATGCTTCTGGTGCTACAGCACCTAATGCCATTAGTACCATACCGAGAAGTAATACGCCAGCATTTAATACAAGCATATTTGCGAGGAATTTTTGCCAATCAACACCATTAAGAGCTACGGCTACACCAGTCATAACCGCTATTATACCAACCATTGCTCCCATAATTGCCAAAGAACCAAGATCTATAGAACTAGCAGCTTTCGTTAATCCGCCAATAGCAATTATAGCAAGCGTCATGTTTGCTATATGCATTAACATTTTTCCTGGATCAACTTTCGCCAATAAAGCACCCATAACACCAAATGATAGGAATACGCCCATCATCAAACCAATGGATACTGTTGCCTGAGTCGTCATAGGAGCCAAAGCAGCCATCTGATGTAATATAACTGCTATACCAGCAAGCATTATACCGATAGTTATTAATGGAGCTATCATAGCTTTCCATGGTATAAACGATAGTATAGCAACAGCGGCAGTTAATGTTCCAATCATTAATGCTATGCCAGCCATTGTTTTAATACCAGCATTTATTGTTGACATTCCACCGTTTAACTTATTTATAACTTGAAGAACTCCAACCATAGCAAGTACGGCGCCTTCTAATACAACTACTCTTTCAACACCCTGCAAGAATAACGTCTCATCCATGTCTGCTATCAATTTTACAGATAAAGCTGCCATTAATACCGATGATGAGATACCCATAAGACCTAATGTCAAGGCTCGTCCAGCACCAGATGCAACTAATACCTGAGCTGCCATTTCTATAACTTTCTGTGTTACGAATGTAACAGCAGCGGCTATAGCAGCAGTAGCTCCTGCGCCAATTGCAAGTTCTGTTGGTGATAGAACCGATAATCTTATAATTGATTCAGCTATTAAATATATAGAAGCAGCTATAGAAATTATAATAGATGCTATACCCATATACTTAATTCCTTTATTAGCTAACGCAAACATACCCTTAAACATACCATTAACAGTGTTACCAATGGTAGTTAATTTCTTAGAAGCAAATACTAAACCAGCTTCGATAGTTTTCAATGCCTGCATAAAAGCCATTACTATTAAGATACTTCGTATTATGTCGCCTAATGTTTCAAATAAATCTTCTACTTGATATAAAACTTTTGGGTCAAGTCCAGCCATACCTTCTAAGGCTCTGAACATTATAGCTATACCAACTGCAAGACTAGCAAACGCGAATCCACCAAATGGTGAGAAACTGAATGACATTAATACAGCTAGACCAACCATACCAGACATAATCTTTAATAATATAGGTATGGCTTTTTCTATAGCATCTAAATCTAGTGCCTGTATTTTTTGCAATGACTTCATTACCAAGTATACGCCAGCTGCAAATGAAACAATACTCAGAGAACCTTTTATCGCATTCTTCTGGAATTTTCCTATAAATATAATAGCTCCAGCTAATGAATACATCATCACAATTAATCCACCAATGGCTTTTGCTAATGTCCACCAATTACTTGAAAACGTAGACATCAATTTAACAGCTGCTGCTAATATAAGCATAGCACTAGCCAATTGAACTATACCAGAAGATGCATTTTTGAAATTCTTAACGGCATCTTTATTTATAACTGCCAGAATTGTTGCTACTTTAGCCATAGCTATCATTAATACGGTTATTGCAGCAGATGCAGCTAATAATCTAACTGGGTCCAATATTGTAAGTAATGCTAATGAACCAGCTAATATAGCGATGCAAGCTGCAAACGATAATATTACCTTAATTTTTACACTTAAATTCAGATTATTTATAAATGCCTTTAATAAATCCGTAGTAGATTTTAATCCTTTTACTGCATCACTTATAGAATGGAATGCACGTCCTACATTAACTGATGCAGATATAATAGATGCACCGAAACCTAATAAGAATATCTTGCCAGCCGTTTCGAATTTCTTCATTGTCTCTTGGGTTTCCACAGCAGTAGTTTCTGCAGTTTCTGCTAGTACAGTAATAGAATCAGAAACGGAGTCGACATTACGAGTTAGTGTATGAACTCCTTCTGTCATTGGACCAGCATTGTTTATAGTGTTTTCAACTGTTACAATGCCAGATTCCACTCTATCCAATGTCGATTTATTTTTATTAAATACATTAAACAAATTCTTAAAGCCACTTCCAGCTTTACTTAATCCGCTATATATACCATTGAGTGTTGATTCTAATTTATCTAATCCTGCATTCAGGTAATTACCTTGAGCGAAATTTTCGGCACAAGTTAATAGATAAGCGAATCCTCCACCAACACTATATAATACAGGTAATGCAATATTACCCAATCTAATAATAGCATTCTTTATATCATTTATTATTGTTTGAACTATTGGTAATTTATAAGCTTCTTTTATGAACTGAATAATAACAGTAGCTATTTTACCAAAGAATGTAATAACTTTCTGTAATATAATTACTACTGGACCAAACACGGTCAATCCTATAGAACCAACCATCTTTATAGATTCAGTTAAAACATCCAAACCGGTTTTAACTATATTATTCTTCTTTATCCAGTCATCCAATTCTGTAAGTAAGAATCCTATGAAACCAGTAATCCATAATATTTTATCGCCTAATGTTGCAGCGCCGTCATTTAATTTAGCGAATCCAGGAACAAATATACCAATAACCTGACTCATAACTGTAGCTATAATATCTAATATAGCAAACAGTCCCTGGAATGTCATCTGCAATTTCATAGCAGTTTCATCGGTTAATGTTAAACTTGTTTTTAATTCCGTTATTTTAGAAGTAAGATTGTATATTACATCTATTGTTCTTTCTGGGAATATATTTTTAAAAGCTCTTTTTACTACACCTAATACCGTTACTAAATTATTGAAAGATGTCTCCATTCCGGTGATAATATTTTTTATTACTGCCAACATCTTTTCTGACTGTAATACTAGTTGCAAAGATTCAGATATTTCTTCTATAAATTTAACTATTGAAGCTATTATGTTAGATGATAATAACGTGTTAACTTCGTTTATAACATCTATCAAACTAACGAATATTTTTCTTAATCCCTCCAGAGCTGGAGTAGCTATTTTTGCACCAATTCTTGATAATGCAGCTTTTACATTAGACAGTGCACCTGTAAAAGTCTCGTTTGCTTTTTTAGCCTGGTCACCGAAAGCATTATTCATTACTGTGGCAAAGGTTTCAAAGTCAATCTTACCCTTAGAAACCATGTCCCTTATTTCAGCTTCTGTCTTTCCAAGACTCTTAGCAAGTTCAGAGGCTACATTAAGACCTCTAACAGAGAACTGCAGTAGCTGATCTCCCATAAGTCTGCCATTACCAGCAACTGTAGTAAAAATCCTTGCAATATCTTCATATGAAGAACCGGTCATAGCAGCTGCACCTGAGATACCAGTTAAAGCATTCTCTAACTTTTGCAGGTCCGTTACGCCTGATGCAACAAACTGAGCCGCTGCATTAGCTGCTGCGTCAAGTCCATAAGCAGTTCCTTTAACCGCACTTTGAACCGGTCCGCCTTCTTTCATGATCTCAGCAACTTTGCTAGCATCTTTTAAGATACCATTTAGCATGAAGTTGGCGTGTTCCAAGTTTAAAGCTCGGTTAATACCGCCCTGCTTAGCTAATCCAACAACAGTAGAACCTAATTTTCCTATAAGATTGATGGTACCATTAACCGTTCTATTAATAACAGCGGCACCAGCTATTCCAGCAGCACTAAATCGCTTTTCTATAACCTCAGCGGCTTTAGTGAGTTTTGATAAATCTATTGAATCGGCTGCTTTTTCCATTTGTTCAAAGCCTTTAGCAGCGTCATCTAATTCAAGAGCTTTATTCAATTGTTCGAGTGTTTTTATTGACTGCCTTACATTTTTTTCGAAATTGGCATTATCAAATTGCATCTCGACAATTTTATTATCGATTGAATTTGGCATTATTTTGTAACCTCCTTCCATAAAGCATCTTGTATTTTATCGAATATAGGTTTCATCGCTGGATTTATGAAATCTACTCCTCTTACATATCCTCCATTACCAGTACCATGACCATATTGTAATAATACAACAATGGGGATACCGTCTTCTGTTGCTGAGTCATTCAACCATGTTATCGATAATTCCCCAGGTACATTTTTTATTTCATAACGCCATGAAGCAGCAGTTTTACCCGTATCTACTGGAGTCGCCATAGATAAAGCAGCAACACCTTCTCGACCAAATTTATCGAGTGTACCAGCTTTAAAAATGTTTTTGCATTTTTCAAAAAATAAAGAAGTTTTTGTGAAATTTCCTTTTTGAACAAATTTTATTGGCATATGTTTATCCTCTAGTATGATATTTGGCTTGTCTCGCTTTATTTAATGCCCTTCGTTCTGCTGCGGTCATTTTCCTATTTTTGGAACTATCTGGGTCATTCTTTATAGATATAACTCTTATAAGTGTTAATAACCTATTCAAATGCCATTTCTGAAATTCGGTCGGAATATTTAATGATATCATCCAGTAATATACTATTTCAGCTGTTATTACTTCACCATTCATTCGACCATTTTGGTGGGGTCCTTTTTTATCAGAAAACCACGTAGCAGTTGCGTTATCTTCCATATAATCCGTAACCGCATTAATATTATCCGCAGATAAATATTCATATACTTCATCTGGAATATTCTGATTTAAAGTCATACATTTAACGTAAGTTTTTATCATATCTAAATCTTTATCTGTGGACAAAAACGGTTTATGATAAATTGATTCCCATTTCGAAATAGATAAGAGGGAATGCTCAAGCATTAAAGTATGTGGTTTCATAGGTGGTATGAATCTTTCGGTTTCTTCATCAAATCGTTCTTTTCCTTCAATTACTATCTTGAGCATTCTTGCCTCCTCTATTTACTACCATTTTGATTTAGTTTGTCTTCTGAGGAATCTCAGCTATCTTAGAAGCGTCGTTACCAGCTTCTGCTTCGAGCTTCTTAACATCGTTAACTAAATCCTTTGGCAGGATTCCATTTACAAAATCAGCTGCTGCTTTATCATCAGTAGCGAGTTTCATAAAGAGATCTGAATAAGCTTCTGTCTGAATGAAAGCATCTGTGATTTCAGTGCTCTTTACAAATCTATTACCGTCGATGGACTTTTCACCATAAGCCTTGAGAATAATCATCTTAATCATTTCAATCATTCTCTTCTGATCATGCTCTTCAATAATCTTTTTAAGAACTTTTTCAAGTCCTCCATCCCAGCTTACCTGAAGCTCAAGAAGTTCGGCTTTATTAAGGTGGAAGCTAGCTTCCTTTGATCTCTTATTTCCATCGTAATCTTCATATTCAATAGTTGTTGTATACATTTTATTATTCTCCTTTCATTATGAAAAGAGGAGCCCTTATTTCAGAGCCCCTCAACTGGTTTAATTGTTTTATCAGCCTGCAGCTGTTACTGTTACCTTAGCTGTGTCTGCATATGTTGTACCGTCAACTGTGATTGTAGCTGTTACATTAGCTGTACCAACTGCTACACCTGTGATCACACCGTTTTCTACAGTTGCGTCTGTTTCATCATCTGAGCTCCATACTACTGTAGCATCAGCTGGTGTTGTTGTAGCTGTAATTGTTACTGTTTTTCCAACTTCTACAGTTACGCTATTTGTTGAAAGAACTACTGAGCCTTCTGATGTAAGTGCAAGAAGCGTAAATACTTCAGCAGGAAGTGGAAGTCTTGGCTGAACTGCAGCTGTTCCAGCAGCGGCATCAGCAGCCTTACCATAGATAATCTCTTCGAAAGCAGCAAGACGAGCCTTCTCACCAGCTGTCTTGAACTCTGTAGAATCAATTGTAATGTGTGCTGTTGGCTTATACGCAACACCGTTAATTGTTCCGATTTCTACAGGAATTGTTGTGAACTCCCATGACAGTGTCTCAGCTTCTGGTGAGTCATTAACTGTTGCATGGCTCTGTTCTGATGGTGAAGCCGTTGCTGAGTATACAAGATGAATCTTATAACCATAGTCAGTTCCCTTAGTGTCATTACCAATAAGAGTTCTGTATGAGAATCCGAATGTCTTTCTTGTCTGCTGTGCAACCTTAACACCCTTTACTGGTGTTGCTGTACCATCATTCTGCTCGAATTCATCTGGATATGTGAATGCTTCGATAGTACCCCCGAAGTCTTCTGCAGAACGAAGTGACAGATACTTAATGTTATCTGCATACTGGTCATTTGCTTCTGCACCAGATGGTGATTCATTTACAGATGTAAGACCATTCCATGCTACACCATTTGTAAATGTACTTGTTGTGTCATCATACTGGTAAAGCATACCTCTATCAACACCAGTCTGATAGAGTCTTTCACCAATCTGATCCCATTTTGCTAAAAACATAATGTTATTCCTCCTTAAATATAAATATGAAAGTGCCAATGATACAAATTTTCCGATTTAAATTGCCTATCAAATGAGCAATATTGTAATTCAAGTAATTTATCGGGAACATCTGGATCAGGGTCTTTAGTTATGTAAGTTATTTGGTATCCATAATTATACACATACTTACGATTATTAGCAGGTGCTAAAAGGTTCACCCCAACATCATATATAATACATGGATACTTTAATTTAATATTCTCCGGGGGTTGAAAATATACATTGTCACTCCCCAGAATCTGTCTCAGAATCTTCTGAAGTTCCAGCCTCCGACTCTTCCTCTGGTTCGTCTCCATGATATAAACCTCCAAGAGTAATTACTATAGATGGATACTTTGTTGGGTCTATTGTATCTACATTCCATTTAGACCCCATGTATTCAACATAGCGTATTAGTGTTACATGATCGTAAAACCATGGATCACAACACAGAATAGAGATTTGTACATTTATACGCAGCCCATCATTGATGTGTTCTCCGCTGTCTCTTCTCTTGGTGAACTCTAAAATATCACCAGAATATTTTTTTTCTATTATCTTTTCAGAACTTATTCCAGTTTCTGGATCACCTTCTGTTATAGAAAAACCAATAGGTCCATAGAATTTCATGATTTTACTCCCATTTTGAATTTATTGAGATGGCTGACTCTCAATCCCCCAGTCTATTTAACCAAGCTCGGCTGAGTGCCTGGCACCATCCCTTTAGTTAGCTATTGCTAACGCATCAACCTGCTGCTGACTCGTCCTTAATTGTAAACTCGTCCATACCATCGCCTGAGAATGTGATAGTTGTTGTTGAACCACTTCCCTGCTTGAATGAGAATACAAGTGCGGAATAAGGCTTAACAAGTGCACCTGAGCATCTTGTTTCGATAAGGTACTTCATCTGGTTGTAATCAATATCGAAATCTTCAAACATTGATACAGCTCCACCCTTATCAGCACCAACATTATAGTCAGCCATGTTAGTTACGATAGCTGCAAGATCACCCTGAG